GCCTCAGCCATCTTTTGAATCTCCCATTGAGCCCCTTCGTGGGTGCGGAGGTCAATAAACTTTAGAAGATTGTTCAGGTTGACTGTGCCATAATACTCGGTGTACATGTTCTGCGGCAGAACACCACGGGCTTGCTCTCGACAGACGCCTGCTTCAATCAACTTGTTATAAAGTTCCAAACTACATTGGTTGTGGAACTGAACAGCGTCGTCAGCGAGAAAAGAGTGCATTGAGAACATCTCAAAACCATCAAGTTCAACCTCTGGGTTGATCAACTCGTCAGCGTTGCTGGCTTGTCGGTTAGACTCGTGTTGTGTTCTAAACCCGTGTGGCTGATAGAACTTGATGTTTACGTCAGTATAGCGACGAGAGATTTCGTTATAAGACCAAGTACGATGACGATGATGCTGAGAACGAACGTAGAGGGGGACAACAAACCGAAAGGTAGCAACATTATGCTCAAACGTAGAAGTGTGCCTATGCTTGACCAGATAGTTGATAAGTCTTTTATCTTTTGCATCTAGTTCTTCCTTATGCTTTCCAAAACTGACGCGAGCACTGTTAACGATAGTAAGATCGTTGCCCATCCACTCCACCAGATCAACTCTACCAATTCCGTCTCCATATAACTCAATGCTCCTGTTCATTTTGTCTTCCCCTTATCTCAAATCAGCGGTTCTTAACCCATAATCTTGTTATAAATCTTTCGGATAACCCAGCGCGAGTTCTTACTGTGATCCTGCAAAGTTTCAAGGATAGGCTCCTTCCCTTCTGTGAAAGTGAATGGTCGCCCACCAACACGGGTCATAAACTCTGCTTCTTTTCCAGCAATGAAATCGCCAGTATCATACTTCTGGTCGAGGCCGGGGAAGTCGCCATCATTTGTTCCGTGAAGGTATGCTGTCTTGCCACCCTTTGGAATAATAAGAACAGAATCCTGACAAAACAGCTTACCAAGCTTTACAATGTTCTTTGTGAAGTCGGCATCATCTTGAAGGTTTACTACGAAGAAGGAGTTCTCCCCTACTTCAACCGCCTCAGGTGTTCCATACTTCTCGACATAGTTACCATCAACAGCAGTTACGCCATAGCCCATCTGGAGGAGGGTTGCCTTAAGTTGCCGGTTGCGCTCAAGATTAGCTTTCTTTGGGCTCATTTCCGTGTCAGTTGAGACATTGCTCTTATCGCTACACTTTTCGTCATCAAAGGGATCATCACGGAATGCGGTGATGACAGCAGTATCGTGTTCAGTCATATGCTGGTAGATACGTGAAAGGCTGGACTCGTTCAAAAACCTCTGCCAGTTCTCAATAATTGTTTTCATCTTAAAATTCCTTGTTTCTGCGACATAAGTGCGTCGTATGTCGGCTATTCTAATTAGTTTAAAAAGTCCATAAAAATGTTCACTTCATCCTCCCCTGATTTCAAGCCAGCGGTCAAGATACCACTTTGCTTTCTGCATGTCTTCTAAGACGTTTTCGCTTTTCTTCCCCGCCCTAGAAATATATTTTACCACATTACCTAAGTGAAAGTCAAGACCTAATGCTTCAATGATCTTGATTGCTTCGTAAGGGTTGTTATCACCGCCATAATGGTCTGGGTGATCAACTTTCTCATTCATAAAGGTCTCCAATGATTTTACTAAACTTCTCTTTCAAGAAGTCGTTGATGCCGTCAGGAGCGTCAACAAAAACCGAGATAGGTCCTGAGCAGTTCTGTGCCCACTCATCCATAATGCGGTCACATTGTTCTGGGCAGTCATCAAAATGAACTGTGACGCCATTGTCGCGAAGAACATCCATTTTGCATCTATTGGATGTATAGAAAATCTTTCTGACTGGAAGGTCCAGCATTTCAATCAACTCTTCTGGCTTTGGCGAGTTATCGTGTTCTGGAAGGCTCAAGCCCTCAATCCTTGCGGTCACAATAAAAATGTCGTTGCCTTCGTCGTGAAGTTGTTGTAGAGTTTCAATGTTCTCTTCGTGAGGCTCTGTGTAAACCGCATCAATAGGGTTGCCGTCCTCATCATAAACATACTTGTAACGAATAAGTGTGTTGTCGTAATCAAATGAAATGTTAGTTCCAGCCGTCATCATCACTTTCTCCTTGCGAGCCCTGAGGGCCAAAGTGTCCAAAGATGTCTTCCATTTCCAAACCTGATAGGTCTTCTTTGATAGTTTCTTTTACAAGGTGGGATTGGTATTCAAACTTGAACCTTTCGTATAGGTCCTTGTATCTCCGCAAGGTCTCGTGTGACGTTCTTTCGTCAAAACCGGGCGGATAGTCTTCGCTCTTCACAAACTTCTTCCAGTTGAAAATCGCCATTTCAAGTGCGACAAGAATGAGTGCTGCCTCCGCATCTGATGTAATAAAGTTCATAATGTCCCCAGAAAGCCCCGGCAAAAGCCGGGGCGGTTAAGTCACGCGATGATGTCAAGGAAACCTTGTGCCGCGAGCGAGCCAAGAATAGCAGCACCAGCACCCTCTGGGGCCTCAAGTGTGTTATCCTTGTTTACCCGCTGCATACAGTAGGTTACAATCTCTTCAAAACGAGCAGGCGACATCTCACTGTGAAGTTGCTCGTCTCCGAGACAAACATCAGCAAAGAGAGCAGCAAACTCATCATCGTGCTCAAAACCAGCGTCAAGCAGAGCCTGAGTCATAAACGGATAGATCATCTCAACGGTAAACTCACCGTCGTCTGTATCGCCTCCGTCCTGTACCTCAGGGATCAACTGACCGGACATTACGCCCATAAGAACGTCGTAGAAATCACGGCGCAACTGAATGACGGATGAACCGTCGGGGCCGGCAACAACCCGGCCAACATCTAGAAAGTCTGACATAGTTTCCTCCTTAGCAGACATTATTATAATACCAGAAGTTATAGTCTAAGTCAAGCCTAAACTAACTTCTTCCACAACTTGCCAATACGACCTCGTGTAGAGAAGCCCCACTGACTGTTGTATTGTGGCTTAAGCATGTAAGGCTTATTAACTTCCAGCATATCTCCCATACCTGTATCAACACCCCAGCAGCGAATTCTAATGTCCGCTGAGTTGGTATCTGTTACATCAACTTGGAAATACTCTTTGCCTGTTGAAGTTGTTCTGAGCATAATCTTTCGTGGAATACACCAGACCAAACCGTTACCTGCTTGATGCTCCGAGATAGGAACAATATACATTTCGTCCAACTTCTTCAAGGTCTCTTGTGTAATGACCTTGCTGATAGGGAACTGGCCTGTAAGCTCGACCAAGAACTGGATTTCGTCTTCCTTAGTGAAGTCGCCTTCTGGTTCATAGAGTGTAATGTTCTCGTCCAAGTTCTTTGGCTTACGAGGCCGATCAACTGCGATAGCCGACCAGAAGTGCTTTCTGCCTGAGAACCTATCGTCCATAAGACAGTTGAGAGCACCAGAGCGGGCCAAGACATCAAGGGCCTTCTTGTTCAACTTGGAGTAACGCATGTTCTCATTGAACAGGAAGTCCTCAACCTTTTGGAAAGGACGCCCCTTGAAAATCTGCTCAATCGCAGAATCTCCGAGACCCTTGACGCTTGTAAGCGGCTGGATGAAAGTTGTTCCGTCCTCACTGACTTCCCACGAAACACCTGATGTATTGATGTTTAGCGGCTCAATACCGTAGCCATAAGACTTTGCGATGTTGATAGCCTTTTCCTTTCGGGTCTCCGGCTCCTTATCCAAGAAGGCACAAATCCATTCTTGCTCGTAATGAGTAAAGAGCCAAGCACACTGGTAAGAGATGATTGAGTATGAAACAGCGTGAGACTTGTTGAAACCGTAACCAGAGAAGAACTCAAACTTACGCCAGAGGTCTTCGGCATCGGAAGCCTTCATTCCCTTCTCAACACAACCATCAACAAAGCGGCCATAGAGCGAAGCAAGAACCTTCTTGGTCTTGCCTGTTCCCTTCTTGGTTAGAACCTTACGAAGTGAGTTGCCCTCGTCAAGAGAGATGTTCTTACCCAACTGGTGAGCAAGAAGAGCAATCTGCTCCTGAAAGATAAGGAAGCCATAAGTTTCTTCTGTTGCCTCGCGATGAAGGTCGTTGAAGTAACTAACCATTCCCGGTGCTCTACGAGCGTTGATAAAGTCCTTATCAACATTCGCGGACAGAGGACCCGGACGATAGATAGATGTAATAGCCGCAATATCAATAATGTTGTTTGGCTTTACACTCTCGCAAAGAGCCTGTGCTCCGCGCTCTGTAAACTGGAATGTTCCTGCCCAGTTGCCCTTGTGGAACACCTTCTTGTAAACTCTCTTGTCGTTAAGGTCAAGAACATCAGGATGAAGGTTCTCGTCATAGAACTTACGAATGTCTTGGAAGGTTGGGTTCTGAATACCGTGATGACGCTTCAAGATGTTTTGAATAGCACCCTCAAACATTCGCAGGGTTGCGAGGCCCAAAAGGTCATACTTGATGTGACCCATTGGCTCCAAGTGGCGGACGTTCTGTCCCTCCGACCAAGGCGTCTGACGAACAGACTTAGACGAGATAAGAGGCATACGACGGTCAAGGTCCTCGCCAATAACAACACCACCAGCGTGGCGAGAGCAAGAACGAACCTGACCATAGAGAGCATCAATGTGATCGGCTACATCAGGATACTTTCGCAAGAAGCCTTGAAGTGAAGTAGAGAACTCCTTTACTTCCTCGAAGGTCGGAGCATAAATGCCTGCCTTGATGCCGTGCTTCTTCTTGGCGAGAGGCGTGGCTTCCTGCATCATCTTGCCTGTAACCTTATTGACCTCGGTGAAAGGAATACCATACAACTTTGAAATGTCCTTGATAAGAGACTTCAACTGTAGTGTGTTCCAGTTTGAAATCGGAGCAACAACATTATCGCCCCAACGCTCAATAAGAATGTCCTTGATACCCATCGCATCCGAAACATCAAAGTCAATGTCTGGATAGTCCTTAGCATCTGTCCGCAAGAAGCGAGAGAACAGCAGGCCATACTTGATTGGATCAATCTGTGTAATGTCCAGAGAGTAGGCCACAAGAGAGCCGGCAGCCGAACCACGACCGGGGCCTGTAATCATATTCTCATTCGCAATCTTTACAATCTCGTTCATCGTCAAGAAATACTTGGAGAAACCACGGTTTGAAATAACTTCCAACTCATAACGAAGTCGCTCTGTGTATTCCTTGTTCCCGTGAAGGCCCTTCTCTCGTAGCCCTTCCATGCAGAACTTTTCAAGAGCAGAGTCTTCTGTCTCGCCAGCAGGCACAACAAACGACGGCAACTTGACTGTATTGTCGGGAGTAAAGGTTTCAATACGGTCGTGAGCAATGTGGTAGGTCTCCTTGATGGAGGCCAATACCAGTTCATCATCATACTCTACGCCGCAGGCTTCCGAATACTTTTTGTAAGCGGCCCACATCTCATCCCCATTCTTGGGATAAAGTTCGTAACCAATCTCATCTACATTCTCGGGAAGTTCGGTCTCATCGGCCCATTGTGGCCGACCCTTACCAAGCCAACCCAGTCGCTTGTAAAGTTCGCGGTCCTTCCAAGCATCCTTGTTGGGATAATGTGAGTCAGCGGTTGAAATCAAACGAATGCCGTATTCCTCGTGCATTTGAATAATAAACTGATTCAACTTGTGCTGCTCTGGAATGTTGTTCCATTGCAACTCACCATACCAGCGGTCACCAAAGATGTCCATCATTCGTTCGGTCACCTCTCGCATAGCCGTCAGAACAGCCTCATCGCCCTCCTCGCGGTTCTCCCAAAAACATCCGGCATACACACCGCCCAAACAAGCAGAAGCCGCGATAATGCCCTCTGAGTTCTCCTTAAGCATATCGAAGTCCACGCGAGGGTAGCGGTAGAAGTTCTCGTCTCGGTAGGAGTCGGAAACCAACTTGAATAGGTTTTCAAGACCGGTCTGGTTCTGAGCAAGCAGAATAAGGTGTCGGCGTCGGTTTAGAATGTTCTTTGCGGCCTTCTTGCTTGCGTTCTCGTCCTCAACAGTTGCCCCGCTTGTGTCTTCCTTCTTGGCGGAACGGGCGGCCTTCTTGTCTTCCATAACGCGGTTGTATTCTGCTTTCCAATCTTCGTGCGACGGAATAAAGTAAGCCTCACAACCAAAGATAGGCTTGAAGTCCTTTCCTTGCTCTTTCATTTTCTGGACGTGTAGAACTTGGTGAGCGAGCCCATTGATGTTTCCGTGGTCCGTGAGAGCCAAGGCATCCATTCCGTTCTGGTATGCGAAATCAATGTGGGCATCTGGATACCCAAGTGCGTCAAAGATAGATCCTGCGACGCTGTGTGCGTGAAGTCCCACGAATGGGATTGTTGGTTGTTTTCTCTCAATCGACATGTAGCCCGACCTCCTTAGCCATTGTATCAATTTTGTCGCTCAATTGGAAGTATTCGTCTGAAAAGACATTGTAAAACAGCCGTGCGTAATACTTGGCTGCGTATGGTTTGATAAGTTCTTTCTTGGTTTCGTGATGGCGGACCAACTTGACCAACCAATCGCGAACTGCTGTTGCTTCAATAGACCCCAACTCGTGTGGGCAAAGTCCCGGTGGAGCGTGAACAAGCGAGAAGCCCTTTCGGATGGGCTTTCCATCCATTTGAACTCCGTCCTCATTCTTTTCGCTTGCCTTTCTAAGAGTCCAAGAAAATCCGCATTGACACTTCATTGTGCGGACGCCAACATAAATCCCGCATTCTGGGCAGCCCTTACGGCCTCGTCCCGGTTCATTCCAAATCTTCATTGCCTTCCTCCGAAATAGGGTTCCACTCTTTGTAGTGAAGGAAAATTTTACCGGGAGATTTCAACTGGCTCGTTCTCGGATCCCCGAGTGCCGCCCTGTATTCATCCCACGAAGTAATCTGGTGGAACCAACTTGGCTCTACTGAAACTACTTCTTCCGGCCTCTCCTCACTAAACATTATACCTAAGTCTATCTCGTTAGTAAAGTGTTCTTTCTCGGAATCGACTGGAATTGACATTTCGTTTTCAAGTTGCCTGAATGTTTCTGTATATCCCTCCAAGTCTTCTTGGTTGAAAGAAAAGGAAAGATGCCGACCATCGCGTGCTGTTTGGCCTTCGTGTTCTAAATAGACCGGCGTTTTAGAAGAAATAGTTTTTCTATGTTCTCGGATTTCATTAACATCCCAGAGGCCAAATGGAAAACTTACCCAGAAAGCGTCAGGCATTGTCCATTTGCTAATGGCTCCGCTTATGTCGTTGGCCGTTAGGGCACCTCTAATAATGGCCCAAGGCAGGCAGTTCTCTTTG